AACGACGCATTCATCCAGGATTAGGGGGCACTGGTGGTGAATCTCTTTTGACATATCCAAATGAGGTTGATTTAAGTATTGTTGGATCACTTGCAGATTATTATCCTTTTAAACGAAGCGTTGTTACGAGTTTTAGTATTAACTACGCTCCAGAAGGCACTCCAGCTTTTCATGCAGGGGATGGCAAGCCAGTAGTTTTAACGTTAGATATGGGATTCCAAGAAACAGAAATTATTACTAGCGGGGATTTCGGAGCAGGTGTCCCTGGCTCATCAGCTGGATCAGAAGGAGATTTTAGTTAATGTACTTTACTAGGTTTCCTAAAATAGTTTACAATGAGCAGCAAATTACTAATATTTTATCTAGGGTAAAAATCTTAGATAGTTTAGAGTCATATGCAACAGTATTTTTACCATATACCGTAGAAGAGGGTGAACGCCCATCAGATGTTGCAAATTTTTATTATGATGACCCACAACTTGATTGGCTAGTACTTTTATCTAATCAAATCATTGATCCATATTTTGAATGGCCTTTGTCGACTAATGAGTTTCTAGCATTCATACGTAAAAAGTATGGTACTTTAGCAGCTGCTCAGAGTCAAGTATCTTATTACCAGCATAACACAAAAAGCAAATTAACAATAACGCCTGATACGTATGCATTAATGAGTGGTGGCCATGGAAATTATACTGCAGTAACTGCATATGATATGGAAAATGAAAAGAATGAAAATCAGCGCATTATACAGCTATTAGATAAGTCATATAAGAGTATTGCGCTTAGAGACTTGAAGAGAATACTAAATGGCGGATAGAGGCCCTTTACGCGAAGGTCAACATACATTTGAGACTATAGTCTTAAGTAAGAAGTATCAAGATAGTGATAACGCTTCCGTAAAATCAGAAAATATTATCGGACAGGTTACTTCAGTAGATTTAACTGAAAGTATCTTTAATGGAGTTATGGCTCTACAAATAGGAATGGTAGATGCTGTAGATCTTATAGGAACATTTCCTATCCTAGGTGAAGAAACAATCTTATTAAGATTTAATTCTGCTGGTGCTGAACCGGTTGAGATGATTTTTGACGTAGTAGCAGTTACTGATCTGAAAGTAAATAATTTAGGTACTACTCAGACGTATACATTAACATGTGTATCACAAGCGTATTCTAAAAATGCCTTAATCTCGATTGATGGTGTGTTAAGCGGTCTTGTCAGCGAAGGTATCAAATCAGTACTAGAGCGACACGATTTTAGAATTAATCAAATAGATCCAACTCAAGGCAATCAAGAGTTTGTAATACCTGGTTTGAGCCCTTATGATACTGTCAACCTATTAAGAAAACATGCGTATCATGCAGCTAATCCTTATCAAGTTTTCTACTTTTATGAAACTCTCGATGGATTAAACTTTAGAGATGTAAGCAAGTTAATAGCTGCAGAACCTGTCGCAAAATACGCTTACAGTTTAGGCCAGAGTACACTACACTTTGGACCGAGACAGGATGGGTTTATCAGTGCGTTAAAAGTAGATATTAGTGCGCGAATAGATAGTACTCGTTATACTCAAGATGGTACTCTAGGAGCTAAAGTTCGTGAGATTAATTATTATACAAAACAAATTAAAGATTATGGTTCATCTTATACTGATCAGTTAGAGAAAATTAAGAAAGCGGTTAAGAGACCGTCTACAGCACCATCAATACAATCAAAAACATATATTGAAAAAGTATCAGTAAATCCTAGTACATATCTTGTTAATCGTAACCATATTGATAGGCTTGATTCTATTTCAACTGTTCCTAAGTTAAGCAGTAGTAAATTCTTAGGACATCTAGTTGGTGCGCTACAGGTGCCTGGTAATTCAGCAATTCGTGCAGGTGATACTATCATAGTAAAGTATCCACGGGTAGTATCTAAAGGCACAGCTCGTATAGAAGACAAACAAGTAAGTGGTAAGTATTTAATAAGTAGTGTTAGTCATTCTATCAATCTTAATAAGTATGAGACTACTATAGAAATTATTAACGATTCATTTACCGAGGATTTACATAATGACTGAGTTTTATTGGGGTGTGGTAGAAAACCGTAATGATCCGCAAAAATTAGGGCGTCTCAAGGTAAGGTGGGTAGGTGTACACACTAAAGAAAAAGCACTACTACCAACCCCGTCATTACCATGGGCAATAGTAATGATGCCACCGACAAGCGCGTCTATGAGCGGGGTAGGTGAATCACCGACTGGTATAGTTAATGGCGCCTGGGTTATCGGGTTTTTCTTAGACGGCTCTGATTTTCAACAACCTGTTGTTATGGGTACTGTTCATGGTGCTACAACAGGGCCAAGCTTTGAACCAGGTGAAGGGTTTAGAGATCCAGGTGGCGAGTATCCAAGACCTGATCGTATTGGAAATGATGTCCCGATGCTAGCGCGTGAAAGTGCAGAACAGCATCCCTCGCTTCTTAATAAAAGAGCAGCAAAAGAATCTTTTGATAAAGACAGTGATGAGAATGTAGTCGGTGTTCAGGTTGCTAAAGCCTATAAGATGGATAGTATAACTACTCAAGAGATTGCAGAAAACCACTTAGTAAGTAATAACTGGTATGAACCTAATCCAAGATATGGAGGCGATGTAGCTAATACGTTCCCTGAGACTGTATCTGCCTCTACATATCCTTACAATAAGGTTAAAGAGACTGAGTCTGGTCATGTATTTGAAGTAGATGATACTCCTGGTAGTGAAAGAATTCACAACTATCATACTTCAGGTACGTTTGAAGAAATTCAAGCTAATGGTGATAAAATCATTAAAGTAGTTGGTAACAACTATGAAATCAAAATTAAAAATGATAATGTATTTATTGGTGGTAGTTGTAATATTACAATAGAGGGTGATGCACGTACTTTAGTTAAGGGTAATCATTTTTTAGAAGTAGAAGAGAATCTGTATGAAACAGTACATGGTAACAAATATGTCAAGATCAAAGGCACTGAGCATAGAGAAATTCTAACTGATAGTACAACGCAAATTAATGGTAATAATGCTATTAGTATTACAAAGAATGATACTCTTAAAGTAGGTTCTAACAGTAGTATTAGCATTGGTAATAATCATAAAATTTCAGTCGGTGGTAAGTCTCTTGAGTATGTAACAAAATACAAGAATAGTATTATTAAAGATAATCTAGTGATGATTTCTTCTAACGGTGTGCATGTAGGCGCTGGAGGCATTATGAGTGTTGGTGCTACGGAGCAAATTACCATTAATACACAGAGTAATATTAAAGTTAATGCTACAGGTACTCTGTTAATGCATTCAGATGGTGAAATGAATATTAATTCTGATCGTGATATTAACGTCGATAGTGGTACACCTACCTACCACATCAACCTGAATAGTTGAGGTAAGAGATGGCTAGTTGCGGACCAGGTGATCTTCTAAAAGCAATAGATGACGCTATTGATGAAGCTACAGATAAAGTAGGTAATGCTATTTCAGATATTAATGAGGGTATTGCTAATGCTATTGATGACATTACAGGCGCTATTAATGAAGGCTTAGATAAAATTACTGGTGGTGTTGATGGTATGTTACCTCAACTACCAGAAGTAGATCTGACTTTAGCTGTTGAGGCAGCTGCTTTATTTTCGTTACGAGATAATCCAGTAGCGTTTGCTGCCGCTGCGATAGCTTTAGCTGAAAAATACGGATTAGTAGACATAGATGATATTACTGGTAAGATGCTTAGTGGTACTTTTGATCCATGTAAAGATATTCCGAATAAAATAGCAAAACCAGATGGTACTGTAGTAACAAAAGGCGCGCCTGCATCTACCGCTGAAAAAGATGCAGAGGATAACATACCCCTACCTATTCCACCTAAAGTTAATATTCAACCGAAAGCTACTAAACAGACTACCTTTATTGAGTCTAAAAATACTACACAGCAAGCTTTAACTGATGATAATCCAGCTCAAAGTGATCCTGCTACTAAACCTGCATCAGAAATTGTTATACCGAAAACTATTGAGCATTTAGACCCGCTTTATAAACGAACAGTAGTATGGGTAGACTTTAGAGGGACTGGTGAGTATTATCCAGCTTCTGGTAAAGATGAAGTAGCGGCTCGTAAAATGCCTTCACAGCAAAAAGAGAGAGCTACGGAAATTACCCTCGAGTATGCACAGACATGGAAACAGCATCAAAGAAATATTATAGCAACCTTAACGCAGATATCTGCAGGTCTTTTAGACGCAGCTGATGCTAATTTAGGTACAGCTGAAGCTATTGAAACTCTAAAGGCGAGCCAAGAGACGTTAGCGAGTCAAACTAACGCAGCATCACAAGCGCAAGCTGCCGAATTAAAGAAGCGTATTGAAGCTTTAGAACAACGACTAGCTAATTCAAATACACAAGACGGTGCATCAAAAGCAGAAGCAGCTGCCTCGCTCTTTGAAACAGAAAGATCACGAGTTATTAATATGAGTGTATGGGACGCTAAACCAGCTGGTGCATTTACTAAGACTACTTGGGGTGAAGATATCTGGGGACCTAAACCTTTAACTGTATTTGAACGAGCAGCACTTATACCAAATGTACGCGTAGATGATGTAACAGGTAAAATCATGGGTTATAATGTTGCAGCTGGTAGAAGGAAACTTTTTGCCACAATTGAGGAAGCTGAAGCGTTTACAAAATTGAGTAAAGCAGAAGCAGAAGCACTGTAAATTAAATGGATAAATATAATGGCACATGAGTTTATAGTAATGATAGATCGAGAGATGTATACCTTTTCTGATTATGAAAGTATTCCACAATCAATTGATCATGTAATTAAGTTTGCTCCAGAGATTCCTCCAGAGCCGCATACTGAAGAGCAGCATGCAGAAATAGAGTCCTGGAATACTAAATTGCAAGAGCTTTTAGGAAGAGAACATGCCAGCAGTTTGTAGGGGTAATTCTGTAGATTCGGACGTACCGCATTGCTCCACTCCAAAGAGGGATGAATGCAGCGCTGATGTTTTTGTAAACGGGACAGGAATATCAAGACAGGGTGATGTAAATACAAGCCATTTACTGCCTCCTATACCATGTCCTAGTCATGCTGCTCCTATAACTACAGGCTCTATAACTGTTTTTGTTAATGGAAAAGGATGTGGAAGAGTAGGAGACCCTGTTACCGGGTGTACTTCGGTTGCAAGTGGATCATCAAATGTATTTGCAGGTTAAAAATGGCAATTAAAACAGCAAGACAAGTAGCAGCAGCAAAGGTAATCTATAGCGATATTCCTAATAGTTTTGTCGCTCATCCTGTCTCTGGTGATGTTACTCGTAAGCGTAATGAAGATAGTATAGTTCAAAGTATTCGAAATTTACTTCTAACTGATCGCGGCGAGAGATTGTTTCAACCAGACGTAGGGTCTGATATTAGAGCCGTTCTTTTTGAAAATATTTCACCTCAAACTGAACTTGCACTTAAGCAACGAATAGAAAATACAATTGAACAATACGAGCCTAGATGCAGAATTGTAGATCTTATTGTATCAGGTAATCTTGATCGTAATGAATATAACGTAAGCATTTTCTTCTACACCATAAATAGTGAAGAGACTGTTAGAGTAGATATAGTTTTAGATAGGGTAAGGTAATGGCAGCAAATTCAGGTATTGCAATTGCTGACTTAGACTTTGATACAATCAAAACAAACCTGCAAAGTTTCATGCAGGGTCAGAGTGCATTCAGTGATTATGACTTCACTGGCTCTAATTTGAATGTGTTATTAGATGTCTTAGCATACAATACGTATTACAACAATTTTTATCTTAACATGCTAGCGTCTGAGATGTTCTTAGATACTGCAATTGTTCGTGATAGTGTGATATCTCATGCTAAAGAGTTAAACTACTTACCTCGCTCTAGTCGAGGTGCAGAAGCAGTGGTAAATATTACAATTACCCCAGGAGATACTCCTGCAAGTATTACGATACCTAAAGGTAGTGAATTCCTTACTACTGTAGAAAGTAATACATATACATTTGCTACTACAGAGAGTGTTATTGTAACACCTGATACTAATGGAGTCTATGCTACTGGTAATGTAGTTATACGAGAGGGTGATGCTGTACAGGAATTGTTTCCAGTAACTTCAAATACAGCTCAGCGTTTTGTTTTATCGAATCAAGATATTGATACCCGGTCAATTAGCGTCAAAGTTCGCGAATCAAATACAGCAACTACTAATACAACCTACTCTTTTGCTACATCTTTGTTTGGATTAAGTGCTAATTCTAATATCTTCTTTTTACAGCCAGCAGAAAACCAAAAATACGAAGTGGTCTTCGGTAATGATGTTGCGGGTAAACGCCCTGTAAGTGGTAATCTAGTTGAAATAGATTATCGTATTTGTAATAAAACAGAAAGCAATGATGCAACTAGCTTTACATCCTCTGGTACTATTCAAGGGTATAGTAATGTTGCTGTTACAACAGTTGGAAGAGCTCAAGGCGGCGCTGATCAAGAATCTATTGCTGATATTAAGTTTAATGCTCCACGTAATGTACAGGTACAAGAGAGAGCTGTAACTAAAAACGATTATAAGATTCTATTACAGCAAAGATTTCCAGAAATCGAAGCAATAACAGTATTCGGGGGTGAAGATCAAGACCCACCTCAGTATGGAAGAGTTGTTGTATCAGTTGACTTAGAAAATGCTGATGGTATTCCTAATATTACTAAGCAACAATACAAAGAATTTATCGATCAGCGCACTCCTGTCTCTATTGAATCAGTTATTATTGATCCTGAGTTTTCTTATATTGAAGTTTCATCGCATATACACTATAATGTAAATAGTACTAATGCAACTCCTTCTGATATTAAATCTTCTGTATTAAGTTCTATTGAAACTTTTGCAAATAATACTCTACAAGACTTTGAAAAGACATTACGTTATAGTAAACTTGTTGGCGCAATTGATGATGCGGACAGCAGTATTTTATCTAATGAAACTAATGTAAGAATCTATAAAAACTTTATTCCCGTGTTGAACACAGCTACTGATGCAGTACTAAACTTTCAAAACAAATTGAAGCAAGGGCCTAGGTTAAATACAACTACTAGAGTATCGACGTACGTCCCGGCAATTCAATCTGAAGCATTTACATTTGGATCTTCGCCTGGATTCTTTATTGATAATGGTGACGGTCTACTACAAATTGTGA